CCGTCGGTGTCCTCTCCGATCACAGTTGGCGAGCACCACCCTCCTTGACCATCTCAGAGTGTACATGACATACAAGACACCTAATACTGTCGCGGACTAAAACAAAGATCCTAGGATCTCTGCGAATTAAGTAGATAAAGCACGCAGCGTAGATGATAAAACGTGAAGCAGCGTTCACACGTTCTTCCGCTGTCTGCTTGTTGGTAGGCCAGAACTGTAAAACCTTTTCGCGGTCAATGAGTTCCTGTGGACTGTCAACCAAACCTTCATTTATATAGTACGAGTTTATTTTTTCATCATGCTGCTAAACATACTCATGAGAGCTTTTTCGTCAATCTGGCCGTCACCTGCCTGCATCTTTTCGGCACAGTCCTTGGCGACAGACTCAATGATAGATAATGTCTCTTGGGGGATTGCAGTGATAGTAGTTCCGAGCATGTAAAGTGTCTGAAGGTATTGCCAGACGGCACCCTTCGTAGCTTCGGACATCTTATCGCTCCAGTACTCTTCAATGTTAAGATCCTGGAGAAAATCGATACCCTTGATATCCTCTGTAAAGAACGTGTCATCCTTCTGTGTAATCTTTTGAGCGTAGGCTCCTACACCACCCATGTACGCCTCGACACACTTACGAGGGTTGGTAGATTTCAAAAGATCGAAAGTTGTCATGAACTTCTTAATTCCCCTCTCTTCGGGGAACGTTTTATGCAATTCCACAAGAAATTGACCCATCATCTCGTTAAATGCGGAGACAGAAGCCATATTTATATTAACAAGTGTATCATAATCTTTAAGTTTAGAAGGGTTCGTTAGAGATGACTTCCCTCTGTGCTACACCATTCGCGACGATGAAGTACACTAGAATAGCAACAAGTACGGCAGGTTTCACATAACTGCTATTGGGTAGTTTTTCTTCGTTGTTAATTCGAGCCTTGGCGTGAATGTAGCCAGCGGTAAGTATGGCCGCGATGAGACCGGCCCACATTGGGTCGCGGAGATAGTCAGAGAGTTCCATTTAATTATAACCTAACTTTTTTTGTTCTCTCGTCGGCAGCATCATTGAAGAAAACATCATCTTCGCCTGCTGGTTCTGGTACCGGGTCTGGAGATGGGACGCTATGAATTGTTTTGAATTCATTGGCAAGACCACCTGGTTGCATCGTGGGATCGAATTCGGGAGGTGCCTCTGGTTCCGTCTCAACAATAGGAGGCATCTCTGGATCGGACTCCATCGCGGGTTCTGGTTCAGGCATCGTTGACTCGTCGTACACGTCGGGATCTTCCGTATCCGTTAATTGTTCATCGTCACCGAGACTGATGTTACGATCCGTCTGGGACATGTATGTTTGAAGAATTTGTTGAATGGGAATTCGAACTCCTTGACGGTAGTTTCAATACATGTGAAAATACGAGCATGTAGCTTTTCATCGCGAATGTGTTCAGCCTGTTCTTCATGGTAGATGTAGGGGTCTTTGTATAACTCCTTCGCGAACGTTGTCGTAGCATGATTGAATGAAAACTTCGTTCGTGGGAACCTTGAGAGAGATCTTCTTATTCTCTGCACTAAGACGCACAGAAGATAAAATCTTTACACAACTGACAAATACGGCAGCTAAGAGATCTCCGAACCATGCACATCGAGATGTGATGTTATCACTATGACGCTTCGACATGGCGTTACTCCAGTTTGGAACTTCCTTGAGTAGTTTTTGAAACATGATCAGAACTTTACGACCCTTTGTGAGCTTGTTTGCCTCGTCATACATCTCCGCGAATACTTCTACGATAGGTGTGGCCATGACAAGAGAAAGCTGCCCGAGGTACTCCTTTTTGGCTTCTACTAGAATTCCAAGTGATTCAGACATATTATACTAAAGGAGGATACAAAAATAATTAAAGGTACTACGCACCATTTCGGTATTTATTTGCCATCTTTTTGAGATTGATAAAGGAAGGTATATCACCATCGTCACTCGGTGCTGCTGATGTTTTCTCTTTCCGTTGTGAAGACCATGTTACACATAAATCAATCTCCGACATTGATTGTACATTGAAACCCGCAAGTTCTAGTTGTCTTCTCAAATATACACATGCATGTGATCTATCGAAGGTTGGAAACCCAAAGACAACGGAAGGTACACGAAGAAATACATACTTACCACCAAGTTCCACAGTGCATCTTATTTTTCTAGAGAATTGTTCATAGATTTTTTTGTACAACTCTTTTTTATTTTTCTTCCTATTCGATTCAATGTTATTTATTTCAGATACATTGATCATTATAGTTACTGTAATTTAATTTTCGCCTTTTCTAACTCATCAACGGTGGGATGACCTGCTTCTTCACAAGTTCGTACTGGAAAAAATCCTTACCTTGGACATCACTCGCTTCATATGGACGAGTATCACCTGGGAGTTCGACATCGATGGGTTGTTTCGTAGACCCAATCACTTCAAGTTTGGGTTCAACCCTTACGTCAACTGTAACACTGAAACCAGAAACGAAACCACTCTTCGACATCACCATGAACATACAACGATAAAAGTAATCTTTGCTGACAGGGTGTTCGAACTTTTTCGCAGCGATCGTCTCTATGATGTATGTTGGCTTCTCATATTTCGCAGAGACGTGTTTGTTTGTCACCATGACCAACTTCTCCATAAGATCGTGACCGATCTCAGCTTTCTTCTCGACATATTCGTCGATGTTCACCATCTTTTCAATCTCTTTTTCGCGTTGGGTCTTTTTCGTGCCTGGATAAAACAAGACAATCAGGGCAATCGCCAGAGCGATGAGAATGTAGACGTTGTTCATTATTACTATATGCGTTAATTTTTTTCAGAAATAAATGAGATATTTATAGTATGTCCCTTCTGGTATATAGCCCAAATTGTCCACACAGTATTGACTTAATTGAGTACATCAAGAATAACCCCCAGCTCAAACAACTGGTGAAATTTCACAATATAAATACACAGGGTATACCTTATAATTATAAGTCGAGTATCAACCGTGTACCAACCATGTTGACAAAGAATGGTAAACTACTCGTGGGGAAAGAAATCAAAAATTGGTTGACGTCACTACTCCCAAGTAATGAACTTTCACATCACGAGTTTGGAGCATTCGGATCCGGTATGTCTTCGATAGATGGGAAAGATTCGGATGATAATGCATTCAGTCTCGACAATTATGGTGTATCTCTTCAGCCAGCGATGACCAAGGAGATGGAAGAGCGGATCAATAGTAGTGTAAATGAAGCGTATAATAATATAAAGAATTAAACAACCTTCCATAGAGTCATGAAACTTGTAACGATTCAAGCATCGGCAATTAAGTCGACATTCGAAGTTCTTAAAGATATATTGAATGATGTGAACATCTATTTCAAGGAAGATGGTGTATACATCACGAGTCTTGACACAGCCAGAGTTGCTCTTGTTGATATGTTTCTGGCTTCAGATAATTTTGATGAATATGAATGTACACATCCCATCATTGCGGGTATTAACATTACAAATACCTTCAAACTTCTTAAAACAATCACAAATAATGACGTCCTTAGTCTTTCTGTGAATAGTAAGGAATACATAGATATCGAAATTAGGAGTGATGCGAAGAAGACAACTACACAATTTCAATTGAAGTTATTAGATATTAATGAAAATCGGATCGAAGTACCTTCTCAAGATATGACGACGGTCACCACAATGCAATCTGCTGAATTTCAGAGAATGTGTCGTGATATGTCAAATATCGGAAGCACGATCGATATCATTAGGAATAAAAACCTATTAACTTTAAAATGTATGGGCGATTTTGCAAACCAAGAAACGTCGATTGAATGTGTTGAAGAAAGTCCATATATTACAGGTTCGTATTCGTTGAAATATATGAACACCTTTACAAAGGCGACTAGTATGTGCTCATCTGTACAGTTGATGCAAAATCAGGATAGTAAGTTTTTGATTTTGAAATATAATGTCGCTGATTTGGGTGACCTAAAATTCTATCTCGCATCTAAGGTATCCGAAGACTCTTGATCTCATCATCATAACTTGATACAGTCTTAGTCATACCAATCGCATTCGTTAACTTGATTTTAGGAAATTCATCTTTCAATGTCGATCGGTCATATCGTAACATGTCACGAATAGGTACGTCTTCCCCATGAAAATCACTTTTAGGTCCCGCATATTTTTTAACTTTACTCGTGATGTCTCTTACAGGTTTATTATTATAGTCGAGAAGCATGGCACTTGTCAATGGAATGTTAAATGAAATACCTTCACTTAATATCACTGGCCAGTCTACATCGACCTTGGTAGTAATAAACTTGTACTGCTTGTTCCCATACCAATATCTAATCCGGAGGATGATGTTATGTACATTTTCTGGAATTGTTTCTTCGTAGTACGGTGTGTTGGTCACATCAACCCAATATTCCTCGAGAATGTGATCACCCCATGTCCTGGATTCCTTATCCCAAAATCCACCCTTCTGAGTAGTATAGTCTTTCTCATGGTCCACTAAATATTCGAGTGAACGACTTTCAATTTTGAAATCGGGTTTGTCAGTGATTTTACGATAAAGACCATAAACCCATATGATGAGATTACTTAAAAGATTACTAATCATTTATACTAATGGAAGGTAACTTTTTAAGTAGATACAAAAATAAATTGGATGAATGGTCCAAGCGTATCGAAGATGAGCCTCATAACAAAAATCGTCATCAATCCGATATGAGTGATTATATTATCAAATGTATGCCCTACATGAATAGTTATGTCGAAGATACAAAGGAGGAGACGAATACGGACAATGCATTTAATGCTGTAGAAACCAATGGTATTAAACGAAAAGATATCTTCACGGATTATTTAATCGATGTCGAAAAGAAGAATATTTATAGACATATGACAAAGAGGAAGAAAAGTGTCCACAGTGTGTGTATAGTAATATCATCTACTTCAATGTCACGAGTGACGCGGTTTGTGATTCATGTGGCTTGATAGTTGCCACACTCATAAAATGAAAGAGCCAACCTACAAGGAAGAACAAGAGATGTTTGAAAAGATCGTCAATTATTCATACAAACGTGAAAATCATTTCAATGAATGGTTGAGTCAGTTCCAAGCACAAGAGATGACGAATATACCACCCGAAGTGATTGATCAGTTAAGGGCAGAGTTTAAGAAGATGAAAATAAAAAAACTTGATGAGATTACACATACAAATGTTCGTCAGTTATTAAAAAAGTTGAAATGGAATAAATACTATGAACATGTTCCATACATCACAAATATTTTGAATGGTATCAAACCACCCAATATGCCACAAGAGTTAGAAGAGCGTCTTCGTATAATGTTCAAGGATATACAAAAACCATTCGATGACAACTGCCCAAAGGATCGTAAAAACTTTTTGAGTTACTCGTATGTTCTTTACAAATTCTGTGAATTACTTAGTGAAGACACCTATCTAAAAATACTTCCCACTCCTCAAATCAAAAGAAAAGTTATACCAACAAGATGTCATGTGGAAGAAAATATGTATAGACCTCCAATGGGAATACATACCAACAATCTAAAAAAGACGTGTGAGGTAGCTCATACGCTCGTCAACATTTCTTTTAGTGTACGATGATGATGTCTTGATATCGATGAGACGATAGAAATATTCGTCAGCCACACTGTTAGAATCTTCATTGTTTTCTCGGACAAATGTATTCATATTGTCTACAAACAATGCAACATTCTCGATATCGTGTTCGTCACATGCGAAGTCATTGATCGCAAAGATCCGAGCCATATCGAGAGGGAAGTGGGATCGGATTGAACTCTTACAGATCGGTTGTGTGATCTTGTAGACGGCATGTAAAAAGTTGATGAATAATTTCATCTTGTGTTCAACTTCATAGTCTGGTGTATCGTTATTCTTCTCGATATAAGTCCTCAGACTATTTGAATGGTAAGTCCAGCAGTTTTTGGGTTAGCACTGGTGAAAATATCGTAAATGTTCAACATGATGGTCACGTCAGCATGTCTTTCAGTGGGTGTGATTGCTTCAATCTCTTTCAGTTTTCACTTCTTATATTCTGGATCATCATCATGACAGGGTGATCGTCATATGACCACGCAATTTCCGTCACACGAAGAGCATGCCCATCTGTAAAGTTCTGAAATAGTCACGACGCTCAGCATCCGTAGGATTCTCGACAGTACATAATTGAATTTGTGTAATATCAAAGAAGTTTGTTCACGAATGGTCATATCAGAATAGGAACGCCCGTTATACTTGAACTCATTGTTACGATACATCGATAATGTCGTAAGTCTTTGACGTCCATCCAACACTT